GAGAGGATACATATACTACTTCTACTCTCCATTAAGCATACTGGGGTCAATACGCGTTGACCCAAGACCGTTACAGCCGTCTATCATACAGTATAGAAGCGTGCTGGACGGAGAACAGTCTTCGGCGCAGTAATCACCTATCTGGCGCCTCAGTTAATGTTTAGTTTTTGTGTCAGCCATTCATTCCTTGTCAAGCGGAAAGGCTGCTTGACAATTCCCTTCTGGCAGATGTGTCTGGTTTTTGTAATTAGGATTTTGTCTTAGTTACCGCAAGGGATTTTCCCCTGCGCTGAGTGCTAGGGGAAAAGTCCTCTAGTGAAAAGGAGATAACCATGAATACATTCTCATTCGAGAGTGCTCGTGTCAATAAAGTATGGGATAACAAGAACCGTTTCAATCTTGGTATCCAAGATAGCAGAGCAGTTGCTCAACCAGACGGTTCCTTCAAGTCCGTCTTCGTTGCTTCTCGCATAGTCACTACCAGTGACCCAGACCACCTGGAGTTCATCCGCAAAAATCTTGTGGACTCAACTGATTGCGTGGTTAACATCCGTGGCTACATGGAAACCAAGGCTGGCAAAAAGCCTGGCACTTGGTATGACAACATGGTAATCACAGAACTCACTCTGGCCTAACAAACCAGCCGATGACATCATTTGCCTTGTCATCTTCTACGCAATCCTTCTCATGCTCTCACGAGAATCCAGCGACCCAGTTGGATACTCGTGAAGAGTATTGCGCAGAATGCACCTTACTTCAAGAAGGTTCTAGTGCGGAACACGCACTAAACTTTCAAGAGATTAATAGGAGTGAGCAGGAGTCAGAACCTGCTCAGTCTTCGGATATACCAGATGAGAAAGGGTTCAACCATCAATGGACTAACCGTGATGGAGAATTCCTAGATGGTGTATACGATATAACCAATCGTCTTCCCAGTTGGTTATACCTAGGCAAACATGTCTTCCCTATGTTCAAGCAAGATGAACTTGATGCTTATCTTGCTTTACCATCATGGGCTACGATTTGTAGCACATGCCATTATCAAATCAATAAATACATGGGTTGCTTAGAACATTGAGCAACAGGCAAGGTGGGGTTGTTGCCTCACCTTGCTACCAAAAATTTTTTTATTTTGCGGGACCGCAAAGTATTTTCATTGGAGCACTACGAGTCGAACAGGAGATAGCATGGCAAGCAATGATAGAAAGAACGGCAAGGCTTACAAGAAAAAGCCTAAAGTTCAAAAGAAAACAGGCAAGACCATTGACGGATATAGCCCAGCCAAGTTGGCTATTCGTGCACAAAAAAGGAGCAAGTAATGTATCTAGACACAGGAACAATGATAGGTATTATGATAGCCCTTATTGCTAGCATCTTGACCATTGGATATAGCATCTATATCATTAAGACACAGAACCAAATCATTCAGCGTATGAGTGATGCCACTACAACCAGACGTAAAATGGAAAGGTAGATAACAATGCGTAGCCGAGAAGAACTACTCAAGATTAAAGAAGCCTTTGCATATGCCATGATGGATATGCTTGATGTATATGATGAGTTAATTGGCAACACTCCACGTAAACTATGGGTGCAGCCAGAGCCAACAGTTAATGATGTAGCCAAAAATGAGGAGGAATCCAATGCTTGATGAAGATACTCCCCAATGGGAGCATACCGTGTGGATTATGGCCAAAGTCAGATGCCGAACTACACACGTAGATGTAGATAGAGCAGGCGATGAGGCTCTTGATGACCCATCAGAATGGCATGTGTTAGAGTTTGATAAGGGTGTTAAGCATGGCCAAGAGATTGTTAGGGTGAGATGATTGAACAAATCTTTGCAAGTTCATACCTCACAACAACACAATCTTGGACATTCTTATTACTCTTTGGATATATCACATGGAGGATTATTAAATGAAGAGATTATTAGCAGGGTCTTTAAGTTGGCTACTAGCGTTATTCTCAGCACCATTCTTTCCCAGTCACAGTTACGCAATAGCAGTAGCCACACAGATAGAGGACAACTGCAAGGACACAAGCAATTGGACACCACGAGTAGCCAAAGCATACGCCAAAGCGTTAATGAAAATAGAATACCCACATTGGAACAGGTCTGAATGGTCAGCACTTGCCAAACTTTGGGGCAAAGAATCTGGCTGGAAACATACAGCAGATAACCCTGAGTCCAGTGCTCATGGCATAGCACAAATATTAAACACTAAACCTGGGACCCCAGCCCCGCTTCAAATTGAGCGGGGGCTGGCGTACATAAAGCACCGCTACGAAAAACCATCAGTTGCTTGGGCCCATTGGCGAAGCAAAGGGTGGTATTAAATTTCTACGAGAGATGCAGGCCTAGCCAGCGTAATCGTAGAACGCAATAGGTTATTAATCCTTGAGTGATTATCCAGTTAATAATCTTTCTTGAGATGGGTGGTCCCGCCATCTGCGAACACGGGACACTAACCAACAAACAAAGGAGATATATGGCACGAGGAAATGGCAGGACAATCAATGTAAAGATACCTACACAAAAGGTAATCACTGCATTGCAACAATCACTAGCCAAGTTAGAACTTGACTACACCTCACAAGGTGAGGCTGAAGCAAAGTTCCAAGAGGCTACAGAAAAATGGCGCAAGGAACTTATTAAATTTGCAATAGATAACATATCAACTGCAGTTAATATCCGTGCTTGCTATCGTCAATGGACAAACAATCTCAATATTGATTTTGATTTAACAGTCAAAGAGAATGTTCTTCCAGAAGAACCATCACGTGACTTTGAACAAATCAATGTTCATACTTATCGTGAGATGAAAGAAGAGATATCAAATGCTATTCGTATCCTTCAACTTACCGATGAAGAAGTGGTGTCAACATCTACTTACAATTCGATAGCAAAATATCTATAGCAGGTCGGGCGTCAGCCAATAGGGGCAGGACGCCCTCAAACAAAGGAGATAAAGTGATAGACAATAACGTAATGGATATACTTCGTGAAGAAGTTAAGTCCGAGTTAATCAATCAAGAAGGTAGATACAATCCTAATGATAGAGATACAAATGTTCGTATTGTTGAGAACATTCGTATAGCAATTGATGAGTTAGCAGATGGAGTTATACCATCAGCCGAACACATAGCAGAGGTAGCAATTGCTACTAATGAGAACCTACAAATCCGTGACTTCATCATGGGTGTGCAACTAGAAAAAGATATCAACTATGTAGGTGAATACATATCATTACTTGGTAATGTTATTGTTAAAGACAAAGCAGTTCCATTAGCCACAATATTTTGTGGATACCTATATCAAGCCGAAGAGATAGAACAAGCCAAGACTATGTTACTTGAGGTGCTAACTCTTAGACCAGACTATCCATTAGCAAAACTATTGAACCGAGTATTCGAGGCTCAATGGCCAGCAGATTCATTTAGAGTTATGTCAGAAAAATTACATCAAGGTGTGTTAGATAACATCTATTCAATTGATAGTGAGGTTATAACTAATGACAACTGATACATTAGTATATGGAACAGCACGCAAAGCAGCATGGCACAAAGCAGGTGTAGCAGTCGAAGCAACATCAGCCAGTGAGGTAGCCAGTCAAGCAGGATTAGATTGGTCAGTATCATTACATGATATAACTGCAACCTATACAGTTCCAGGTGAAAACGGAATTAACATGGTTAAAGATTATATCCCAGTAGAAAACAAAAAAGCAGTTATTAAGACAACACCATATGGTCAGACATCAGCCATTGGTGTAGTTGGTAATCGCTACAAAGTATTTCAGAACGCAGAAATCTTTGGAGCATTAGATAACTTAATTGATTCTAGTGGCATGAGATACGCAGCAGCAGGTGAGTATGATGGTGGTGGTAAAGTCTGGATGCTAATGGAAACTCCGATGGAGATGACAATAGCCAATGACCCACACGCAGCATTCTTATTGGCCAAAACTAGCCACGATGGTAGTAGTTCAGTAATCATCAGACCAATCATTGAGCGATTGTTTTGTATGAATCAAATCAATAAGATATACAAAGGCAAGAACAAGTATACTTATCAGTTGAGCCATACAACTAATGCTCAGTTATCTATATCAGAGATTAGTAATATCATTCAACTAAGTTATGATATGGCTAATGATTACACAGCACTAGCAGATATGTTGCTTGCCAAAGAGGCAAGCCATGAGCACGCAAAGAATTATTTCAAGCGTGTGTTCCCATTACCTAGTAAGATAGAAGAAGTTAGATACGACTTACTATCTACAGGTGAGAAGAAGCAATACAATCGTGCTATCCAAGCCAGAGAAACAGCATTCAATATCTATTCTGCTTCTCCTACACAAGAGAACATACGTAACACAGAGTTTGGTATGTGGCAAGCAGTCATAGAGTGGGCTGATTACAATGCAAAAGGTAAGAACTTAGCATTGCGTGCCATCTCAGGCACCAGTGATAACATCAAAACCAGAGCACTTGAATTATTAGGTGTATAATGGGTGGTAATTTTGCACAAGACTTAGCATTAACAACCATACCGTTAGACCAACAAATAGCAATGCACTTGCGAGGTAATCATTACCCGCCAGTGCCATTGACAATGTTAGAACCTTGCTTGTATGCTATTGAAGCATGTAACGAGGAGAACTACAATAGACTAATCGAACTACCTAAAGGTGTGCTCTGGCGTGGCCAGAGTTCAGCGCCTGCCCACGCCATCGTGGAAGGACACCACCTTGATGCGTGGTTACTACAAGAACAGGAGATAGAATGACAATGTATTACAGCGAAACAGATGGACCTGAACCAACAGTATCTATCCAAGTAAAAGATACAAAGTATACCCTTACCCAACAATCTTTGGCTCAGATAATTGAGGATAAAGATTCTCTCAAAGAAGAACTAGAACAAACCAAACGTAAAGTTAAAAGCATAGGTTGGGATGTAAGAGAGTTCTTTGAGTCAAGAAAAAATGGCAATAATACAGATGATATTACCTGCACAGTTGAGGATATAAATGAATTACTCAGCAGCCTAGGCGTAGACCAACTAACTAATACTTGGTCAGCAACAGTATGGATTACAGCCACCATCACAGGTATAGAAGCATCTAGTAAAGATGAGGCCGAGAACATTATTAAAGATAATGTTGAGGTCAATTACAATGATGATGGCGACATCTGGATAGATGATGTTGAAGTGCAATCAGTTCATCCTGAAGCATAGTGTGATACACTAATCTTGAGTGCCCTGATTTCGGCTATCTCCTTTCTCAGGGCAACTCATAAATAAAGGAGAGCAATGGCACAGTTAGTAATAGAGCGGGATAGATACGGCAGACCACTAGTAGTCCCGCCAACAGGCGGTAAGCCAGTTGCCTATACACGGGCAACTACGATTGCTAATTCATTAGATGATGCATCAGCATTAGTAGCATGGAAAATGCGGATGGCTGCAATAGGTTTAACTACACGACCAGATATATTATTATCTATTAGTGCAGCACAAGAAGATAAGATGGCAGTTAACTCTTTGATTGAATCGGCTATGGAAGTAGCAGGTGCAAACAAAGCAGCCAACATAGGTACAGCCATACACTCATTAGCAGAACGATTAGATTTAGGACAAGACTTAGGTGTCGTACCACCACAGTGGATACCAGACATCAAAGCATACGAAGAAGCAACTAAGATTCTCAACAATAAGTTCATTGAACAGTTCAGTGTGCTAGATAAATACAAGATTGCTGGTACACCAGACAGACTTGTTGAGTATAACGGTGAGTTATTTATTGCTGATATTAAGACAGGTCGGATAGACCATCCTAATAACATAGCAATACAGTTAGCAATCTATGCTAACGGCTTGCCGTATGATAGTGCTACGGCAACCCGTAGTACATGGGGAGATGTAAACAAAGACAAAGCAATCATTATCCATTTACCTGCAGGAACTGGCACATGTAAGTTAGTGTGGGTAGATATTAAAGAGGGCTACAAAGGTTTACAATTATCTATGAAAGCAAGAAAATGGAGAGACCAAAAAGGTCTTTCTTATCCGTTCGAACAGGAGAACAAATAGTGTCTCACTCAGAAGCACCAATCAGTATCACAATCAAGACAGCATCAGGTAGTTTAGTAACAGTCCGTGCAAGTAACGGAGAAGAACTAGACGCAGTGGTTGCAACAGGATTAGCAGCCATCACATCAGCCACAACAGAACTAGAACAAGCAATTCGTGGCACAGTACCAGCACCTATGACAGTAGGAACAATTGCATCAGCACTAGGCGCAAGCATTTCACCAATGGATAACTCAACTGCAACGCTTAGTGGACGCAACTGCCCACATGGAAAAATGACTGCCATTCAAGGCACTGGTAAAGATGGCTCAATGTATCGTGGTTACTTTTGTGGTGCACCTAAAGGTGCCTTTGATAAATGCAAGAATGTTTATCTAAAGACAACAGACGCAGCATGGAGTACATTCGTAGCAGAACAGGTTAAGTGAAAACACTTAGACGCTCTATCAGTAAAGCCGAGGTTGGTGGTGAACCATTACCACCAGCCTTCCAGGCTTTTGAAAGGGCGGGAATCATACTACGCAGAGCAGAGGTAACAGTAATAGCAGGCACTCCAGGTGCAGGCAAGTCATCAATTGCATTAGCAATTGCTGCTAGAACTAAACTACCAACGCTTTACTTCAGTGCAGATACCAATGCACACACTATGGCTATGCGTTTAATAGCAATGGCTGGCAACATGAGCCAACAATCAGCAGAGTTATTACTAAAGAAAGACCCAGACAAAGCAAATGAAATACTATTACTAAACAATCATTTGTTTTGGTCATTTGAATCTACACCTACATTAAAAGATTTAGATGAAGAAGTATCTGCATTCGAAACAGTATGGGGCAGAAGCCCTACACTTATAGTTGTAGATAATCTTATGGACATAGCAATGGATGGACACGAAGAGTTCCAAGGTATGCGTGCTGCAATGAAAGAACTTAAGTATCTAGCCAGAGATACCAATGCTGCCGTGTTAGTACTACACCATACCAAAGAAGGATTCGAAGGTTATCCTTGCCAATCACGTTCATCTATTCAAGGATTAGTTAATCAGATACCAGCAATGGTATTAACTATTGGTCAGATGAAACAAGGAGATGACAACTTCTTATGTGTAGCCCCAGTTAAAAATCGTTATGGTAAAGCAGACCAGACAGGTAATAACTATGTTACTCTTTCATTTAATCCAGAGTCTATGCATTTAGATGATGTTATGATTAGATACACAACACAACAGGAATTACTATGAGTAATCCAGCCAAGGCTAAGGGCAGTAGAGCCGAGGCAGATGTCGTAAAGTGGCTTAAAATCAATGGTTTTCCGTATGCAGACAGGCGAATCGCAGGTGCCCAATTAGACAAAGGAGACATCAGTGGTGTTAACGGAGTAACAATAGAAGTTAAAGACCATTACCGTTTAGATTTATCTACATGGATAAAAGAATTAGAAATAGAAATAAAAAATGATAATGCATGGACAGGTACAGTGTTACACAAACGTAAAGGTAAAGGAGATGTAGGAGAATGGTATGCAACAATGCCAGCAAAAGTATGGATAGAATTAATCAGAAAGATTATAAATGATAAATGAATTATTAATTTTACTTACATTATTTCAACAAGAAATGATAGGATTATTACTATGGATAAGCACAGTATTGTTGCCTATCTAACTTATATAGGCGCCACCCTGCCAGCGGAGGGGCATGGTTGGCGCAAGATGCGTTGCCCTTTTCATGGTGATAAGCATGCATCAGCAGCAATTAACTTTGAAGATAAAAGATTTAAATGTTTTGGTTGTGAAGTACAAGGTGATGTGTATGATTTAATTATATATAAACAAGGAGGTAATTATAGTGAGGCTATCAAATTCGCAGAGAGCATTTCTCTTGCAGGCAACAGAACAATACGCTCAGCACATTCATCTAGCGGAGGAATACCTTTCAAGCCGTCATCTCTCGGTAGACGAAGCGAGAAAGTTTCATCTGGGGATAGTGAAGGACGCTCTTCCAGGACACGAGAGTTACAAGAATAGGTTAGCAATCCCATACATCACACCATCAGGTGTGGTTGATATTAGATTTAGAACTCTTAATAACAATCCAGATGAACCCAAGTATATGGGTATACCTGGGGCTAAGACTACAATGTTTAATGCACAAACAGTATTAACTGCTGGCAATTATATATGTGTAACTGAGGGTGAGTTAGATACAATAATCTTAGAAGCCAAAACAACACACTCATCTATAGGTATACCTGGAGTTAACAATTGGAAACCTTATTACAGTAAGATACTAGATGACTTTGAAACAGTAATTGTTCTAGCAGATGGAGACAATGCTGGCTTAGAGTTTGGTAAGAAACTAAGTAGAGAACTACCTAACGTTAACCTAATGCAAATGCCAGAAGGACATGATGTTAATAGCATCATAGTTCAAGAAGGAAAGGAGTGGATAGATGAGCGAATTAGAAAATGTTTGGGAAAATGATAAAGAGTTATGGGATTTTATAGGAGAAAATAAAAGATTAGTTGGCTTACAAATATCTGATGGACAAGGATTAGATATACTTAATGCACTAAGAGATATATATGTAACTATAGGAGATGACCCAGATAGTGCTATGAAAATGCTTACACTGTTAGCCACAGTTATATATGCAAGTAGCATAGGAGAAGGTCAACAGTTTACTGATGAGATACAAATAGCATCAGCAATGGAACAATTCGATTCTAGTATGAAGGAGATGTTAAGTGAAGAACCCAAGTGATGTAGATATAATTCTTAATGAGTTGCGTAGTATCATGATGAAGAAGCAGGAAGATTATGGTCCGTTAAATATTGCCCTCGCTCCTGGCGGGGCAATGAATGGGCTGCGTGTTAGGATGTATGACAAACTAGCCCGTCTGAATAACATGGCTGATAAGGGCGGCACACCGAACTATGAATCTATTGAGGATACCCTCATAGACCTGGCTAACTATGCTATAATAGGACTATTGGTACAAAGAGGACAATGGGAAGGCATAGAATAGTGTTAAAGATTAGAAACCCATTTTACTTTACAGAAGGCAAACCTTCAGATGTAATTAAAGTATTTTGTTTTAGATGTTCTAGAGAATTTTATGTGTATCGTGTAAATTTAAGAGCAAATAATTATTGTGTAGGTTGTAAATAGATTGAAAGAAGATGCCTGGGTAGATGAGTATGAGTTGCTCGTTTCTACTCTTGCGTCTGAATATTATAGGAAGTATCCAGTTACTGAAGCAGAAGATATAAGACAAGTATTATGGGTATGGTTTCTTACACATCCAGTTAAATATACAGAGTGGTCTAAGTTACCAGCCAAAGATAAAGAAAGATTAATTGCTAGGTCACTACGCAATGCAGCACTTAAATATTGTGAACAAGAAAAAGCACGCAAGGTTGGCTATGACATATCAGATTTATATTACTATGACCCATCAGTTATAGAAGCATTCCTTCCATCTATCATAGGTAATAGTTATGAAATACCTAGTAAAATCAAAGACCTTAACTTTAAGTTTGGTAAATCAGGTGAGGTAACAGATGGCAACAACTGGCTAGTTCTACGGTCAGACATAGAAAAAGCATTCAACAGATTAGCAGAGGCTAAACAAAATATTTTAAGAATCAAGTTTAGTGTAGACAACTACGAGTGGAATGATTTAGGAAAAGAACTTGATACATCTGCTGATGGTGCACGTATGAAAGTTAACAGAGCAATTGCTTCTTTAATAAAAATACTAGGCGGCTGGCGAACACACAGTGAGCCAGACGTTATAGAAACTAAAGAAGAAAGCGAAGAGCATGACTGAAGAACCTAAGGATATAAGAGAGTTACTAAACAAAAAAGATTACAGTAAGTCAATAGACTTAAGAGGTAATCCAATAGGAGATATCTGTGTATGTGGTTCAGAACTATTCCTAGCCATAGTAGCCTTTGAACAAGGAGAGATATGTTTTTACTTTTTAGATGGCGAGTGCGCTGATTGTGGTTCTTTAGTTACTTTATCTACACCAATAGATGAATATGGATTGGACTGTGACTAGTGCCTTACTATGATTTTGAATGTAAGGTATGTAGTAAAGTTACAGAAGTAGATGACCCTACTCCACTCCCTTGCTCCTCTTGCGGAAATCTTATGGTTCGTATATGGTCCTCTATACCAGTACATTTTAAAGGAACTGGTTTCTATTCTACGGGGGGCTAATGAGATTTAGTGATACACCAGCATGCAATGGTATAGATGTAGAAGTATTCTTTACTGAAGACAAAGGTGGTAACTATGCACATCTTGATTATGTTAAAAAAATATGTAAGACTTGCCCAGTACGAGTCGAATGTTTTGATTATGCAATGGATACACTAGTCCATGGAATATGGGCAGGTACTACTAAAGAAGAAAGGGACAGGTATAGAAGCAAGCACAACATGGTAGGTAAAACTGTTGTACCAGCATCTATGTTTGACGGTGTAATCTATGAGCAAACTATCTGATTTTGATTTAGATTTATCAGTTGGTCACGAAGGCGAAGCATTAGTTAATGAACTATTAACTGGTGGCAAAACTATTGAAGTAAAGACAGACCTTATGTGGAAGAACACTGGCAACTTATATATAGAAACAGTATGCTGGTCGCACAACAACGAAGAGTGGTATGCATCAGGATTGTCTACAACTAAAGCAGAGTACTGGGCATTTGTATTAGAAGGAGCAACCTTTATTGTCCCTATAAACGCACTCCGTCATGCGGTTACCTTGTGGGGACATCCTATTACCTGTAATATAGAACCTAATCCTAGTAAGGGTTATTTAATTAAACCTGAATTAATTCTTCAGACAATCAGAGAGTTGGCTAGGTAGAGGGGAACTACTTAGAAAACAAAAAAGACCCCCTGTTTCTAGTATAACTACTAGTCAGGGGGTTCTTCTTGTCTCTAAGTGGCCTTGTAGGCCTTATTAAAGGTATTTATTTAGAGCCAATACCGTATTCTTTTTCAGTCTTATCAGCCCATTTAGCCAATGGTGCAGCCAATGCGCCAATTAAGATTGCTTGCTCAGGAGCAAGGTCAGCAGCAAGGGCTAAGCCCATTGTTACAGCCGATGCTAGTACTGCCCGAACATAAGACTTAAATGCAGCCTTAGTCTTTGGGTCTTTTAGTTTAGCGATTAGGTTTTTCATTGTCTCTCCTATTTTTTTTTAGGTGGTATACCCATCCAACTGAACCAGTTAGAATCGTCTTTAGCGTATTGCTCTTTAATTGAAATATGTAAATGTTTATTATGTTGGTTACTACCCTTATAGGTATGTTCGCCTTTTTCTTTGCTCCAAATTTTACCTTTAAATATTAAATACTTAACCCTAATATCATCTTGTAATCTAATGTAAATATCTTTACAATCTATTCCATTTGCTGGGTCGTGCGTTAAATCAACTGCTAATCCAGTGTTGTGGTCTGAGTTAGGACTCTGACTTAGGTGGGCAGCAGATGGTAATAGACCATCGCTTGCTTTGTTCCTGTTGGGTTTTAATGCTGTCGCCTGGCGCAGTACAGCAATCGCAGCAGGTGTGGCTTTCTTGACTACACTCATTGTCCCTCATTTCTTTAGTGCTTGTAATACAAATTCTGTTAAAAATTCTACTTTTTCATCTAACTGATTAACCTTGTCTTTTAAACTTGAGCCACCATTAGGACGAAGTTCAGACAAGTAATGTTTAACTAAGTGTCTTACTGTTATTGCTAGAGTTCCCATTAAAGATACTCCCGCAACGGCTAATCCAGCCCATTCATTTGGTGTCATATTATTATACCGTTCTTATAGTGATTTCAATGATGCCGCCAAAGCCATCAAATCGTCTGTCTGGTGGTGTCATACGAGTAAAAGAAAGTTGCTCTATTACCGCTTGTTGTGATTCTCCAATACTTAAATCTTGCCAGGTAATAACATCACCTGTCTTTTCTATATCTTCTAACAATCTAATACGGTCAAAGGCTCTACCTTCATAACCAACAAGTGTATTGTACTTATCTGTCTCTGTATCAAAGCAATATACAGGGAACTTAATAAGTCTTACACGTGGTGTAGCAATGGTTGACTTAATCTGGTAACCCTTAAAAGTAGGACCACTTGATGTAGTTGTAGCATCACGATTTAATGTAAACTTATATGCCAAAAATTCTTGAGCATCTTCTGGCTGATTAGTAATAACCTCTACTGGATTTACATCTGTAGTATATGCAATGTGGTCAAACTCTGTTTCGGTACCATCAGCATTTGTAACAACTGAAGATAGTATAGTTTCTCCTACATTAAATGTACCTCTACCAATAAGACGTTTAAAGTTTTTAGGCTCTAGTGTGCCATAACGAATCTTACCTGTCTTAATGTAGCCAGATGGGGCTAGAACTGTAGTTGATTGGATAGCAATACCATTACTACCAGATGTGGTAAATGCTATCTGTTCTGAGTTACCTACAAAATCTACGCTAGTAGCGTGGCCAGTTGCTCCATCAAGGTAAGTATCATTGGCATAAGCAAAACGTAATGTCTCAAGTTCGTTACCTAAATCAATTCTATATAGTCCAGCATATGTATTAATTGTGCCAGTTACATAAACAAATCTATCTCTAAATGCAAAGTCACGAGGTGCTGTAGCGCCTAAATTATCTTCAATAATTAATGGGCCATAACTTAGGTCTCCATTAGTATCTGATATAGATGCTACACGTACACCCTTGTTGGTGCCAATTACTAGGTAACCCAGATAAGATTCAATCTTCTTTGGATACTCACCACTAGGTAGTTGTGCTGCAATAATACCTGATGTAAGAGTTGGCATAACACCAGCAGTATTTAAAGTAAACTTATAGATAGCACCATTAGTACCAGCATAACCAGCAGCATAAATGGCAGAACCACCTTCTGATATAGATGTCCACTCCCAACTAGAGTTAGGATGAGTGTATGTAGCAGTAGGTAAAGAATGAGATGAACCTTTAGCATTAGTTAACTCATAAATAGATGCACCAATGCCAGCAACAAGACGTTGTTTAACCCAGGCTAGTACTACTTTTTCGCTACCAGTATTGTAATACGCTGAGTATCCAGCAGTAGGTGTAGCAATAGGACCTGTATAAATATGGTCATTGTCTGCAATAAATAAGTTAATTCCATCACTTGCAATAGCAAGGGTAGCAGTATCTAATCCAGCAGTAACTGCATGTGTATAAGTAACTGCAGTACCAGCAGGTACATAGTTATTAATAGTTGTATTTGCTGTATTCCAAGCGAGTATCTTATCTGTTGAGCCATCTACTATAGATATAAGTTTATATACACCACTAGTAACACCAGTTAGATTGGCTGTTTCTTTAAGTAAAGTTACTTCTCCCTTAGTCCATACATTTACATTGGAAGAGTCAGCAAACCTATGCGCTGTTGTCTCACCACCAGATGGGTCATAGAATTTAATACCTGTACCAGAATGGAAAGATGATTGACTTCTAATCCACCAACCAGTAAGTGATTGCTCACCTGGCTCTTGGTTGTTATCAAACTGAGGCTTATTAAAAGGGGCTGTCTGCCTGATGTATGGCCGCTCATCAGATACTGCATAGATGAATGGCATACCACCAAGGGCTACATCGTAGGCTATATCTGTATTAGTCCAGACAGAACTGCTTGATGTAATACCAAGGTCAACGGCAATAGAACGACCAATGCTGGCAGTTGCCGAACCTCGGCCTTCGGTAATATCACGACTGACCACAGTGCTCCTTAATTAAGAATTGATTAAAATAATATTTATTGCGCCCAACTTACATTGCCAGTGCCAGCAGTTAATGTTGTAACTTTGTATGAACCATCTGTGGCTGTTGAGCCAGTAAGTCCTGCACCAATTGTTATTGTTCCAGCAGAAGTTAGGTATCTAAGGATAACAACACCTGAACCACCTGGTGAACCAACACTTCCATTACCATCTCTTTGTCCTCCGCCACCACCACCAGTGTTTGCAGTTCCAGAGGTTGATACAACAATAGGAATTCCAGAACCACCATTACCACCACCACCAGCACCACCTGCGGCTAAAGTTGAGTTCTGACTTGAACCACCACCACCGCCTGCATAATAAACAGAAGTACCAGTAATTGAATTTGCTACTCCTACTCCACCAGCACCGCCAGTTTGAGTTACGGTATCGCTTCCTGGTCCACCAGCACCGCCTCCGCCTGCTGCAGTACCATTAAAACTTGTGGATACACCACCATTATTACCTTCTGATGGAGAATATGAGCCTGCGTTACCACTTCCAGCAGTTCCATTGGATTGAGGTGGTCCTTCTTGATAAGAACCACCACCACCTGAGCCTCCACTAAGTCCATTAGGGTTTGCGGTGTTATATGAACCTCCACCACCGCCACCGCTTGAAGTTATAGAACTAAATATTGAGTTAGAACCATTTGCACCTCTACTTGTTGCAACACCATTGCCTCCTGCAGTACCACCAGTACCGCCTCCGCCAACTGTTGCTGTATAGTTAGTATTAAATATCAAGGATTGAGATGTAAAATATCTGTAACCACCAGCACCACCGCCAGCGCCTACTTGTGAACCGCCTCCACCGCCTCCAGCAACTACAAGATAGTCTACAATTACCGCTGGTACTGGAGTTACCGAACCACTTGCAGTACTTGCAGTACTTGAACCTGCAATATTGTGTGCTTTTACTGTGAAAGTATATGCTGTGCCATTAGTTAATCCTGTAATAGTTATTGGAGACGATGACCCAGATTTTTTTATATTACCTGGAGAAGAAATAACTGTATAACTTAAAATTGTAGAGCCACCATTATCTGTTGGGGCAACAAAAGATACTGCTGAACTTGAATCTAAAACAGTTCCAGATACAGAAGTTGGTGCTCCTGGAACTGAAATATTAGAATCTACAGGAACTATCCTTGTTACATTTGTTAAATCTATGCCAGCAACTGCTGCTGATAGTTCTGCATCTGTCGCTAATCCTGTGGCTGAACCAGCCAAGTTTGCTAAGTCTCTTGATTTAGTCATTGGTTACTTCTCTCCAAGATAGGTCATCCTCTGACCAGTAGTAGCGCTTATCTGTATCTGTAGGCATAGGAGTAGGTGCTTGCCAACGGCAAGTAGCCTCATCTAAGACCCAAGAGTTAAAAGGTTTAGGTGCTATGAAAGCATCTCTTGTAGCATCATAGGTATAACCAATGCCTGCATAGTTTTTACGTATGTTGTTATTGTAAGATGTTCTCTTACATACTTGACCTCTGAAGTTACCATACCAAGTTTCAGTATCTAATCCTTCAATAGTTTCTGTTTCATGTATACCTGTAATAACTTCGGTTACGATGTTATTGCTATCTAAGAATGCGTAATGTGCCACTGTATTTTCCTTTTCTATATTTAAGCCCAGGATACGTTTCCTGTGCCTGCTGTTAATGTTGTTACCTTGTATGAACCATCTGTTGCTGTGCTTCCAGTTAATCCAGCACCTATTGTAATCGTGCCATCAGAAGTTAGATATCTAAGGATAACAACACCTGAACCGCCGTTACCACCTGCTGCAGCATTTGTTGAGACATCGTCTCCTCTACGTGCACTACCACCACCGCCACCTAAGTTTGCGGTTCCAGCATTTCCTGCTACGTTTCCAGCACCTGAACCACCTGCTCCACCACCACCAGAACCACCTGCAGCACCATTACCGCTACCAGAATAATAAACACCGCCTCCACCGCCTCCAGCGTATGTAACAGAAGAACCAGTAATTGATACGGCAGCACCATCACCACCAGCACCAGCACCTGAAGAACCGCCAGTACCTCCGACAGCGCCAGCACCTCCACCGCCTCCGCCACCATAATTAGGAGAACCACCAGTAGTAGCACCACCGTTAAAACCTTGTACTGGAGATGCTGTTCTTGTACCGCCAGCAGCACCGCCGCCTTCACCACCTCCACCGCCAGAACCACCAGGACCACCAGGAGGAGCACCACTTGTAGTTTGGGTAGCACCATATCCACCACCAGTAGATGTAATTGTAGAAAATATTGAGTTAGAACCTTGAGCACCATTATACGCAGCACCATATCCACCTGCAGCACCACCTGCTCCACCAGAACCAACGGTTACAGTGTAGTTAGTACTTTTTCCAGTTAGGTGAACAGATTCAAGTGTTCCTAATCCACCAGTATTAGTTACAGTTGAACGAAGTCCACCTGCTCCACCACCGCCTCCGTGTCCTCCAGCAGCACCTCCGCCACCACCAGCAATAACAAGATAATTAACATCAAATGGAGCAGTAGTAGTAATAGAATTACTTGCTGCAGATGCAGCAGAATCACCGTTAGCGTTAGTTGCTTTTACAGTAAATGTATATGAAGTAGTACTACTTAATCCAGAAACTGTTATTGGAGAAGTAGAACTTGAACCTGTAACAGAACCTGGAGTAGATGTAGCAGTAAATGTAGTAGCAACAGCACCTTTAGTTGCAGCAGTAAAAGGAACATCTGCTGTAAATGCGCCAAATGCACTAATAGTACCAACTGTAGGTGCATCTGGTTTAGCAACACTTGTGTTACCTACGGCTAAAGAGGTAGAGTTACCTGTTTTTACGCTTTTGACTGTCATTAAGAAATCTCGCTTCCAAATGCTTGAAATGCTAGGTTGGCTGTTGAAGCATAAACTGTAACAACATCAGTTGTTGCCAGTGTTATTCCAAGAGTTATTGTTGTTGTATCAAGAGCACCTACAGTTACATCATAAGCAAGATACATTGCATTAGTCTGTGATGCACCAGCAGGTCTAACAGAGATACGATATGTAGCAGCAGTTCCAGCAAGGTTTGCTACCGTCACAGTAGATACTACTGTTGAAGTACTTGCAGGTACTGTATATAGAGTTGTTGCTGTTGTTGCGCTTGGGTTACTTTGACCAAGCACCTTGTATACTGTTGGCATTTATTTCTCCTTAGTGTTGGTTAAGCACCCATTAGCATAAATGCTGTTGGGGTAGGGTCTGTTGTTACGGCTGACCATTTTAGTCCAGTCGCTGTTGAGGAATCTGCTGATAAATAAAATCCGTTAGTTCCTACTGTAAGTTTACCAGTTGTGTCTGCAGCAGTTCCTACAATCAAATCGCCTTTAGCGTCAAAGACTGTATTAGAAATTGCTGTAGCCAAATCAAATGCGGTAAAGGTAATTACCTCAAGTACATCAGATGCAGCCAATGCTGCCAAAGATGTAATGCTAGTTCCGTTAGATGCTGTGTAATCTGTACCACGAAGTAATAGAACACCATTTAGATATACCTGCTCTTTACCAGCAAGGTATGAAAGAGTTAAACCATTAGCATCTGTTCCAGATACTGAAGTCTCTCCACCAGTTGCTACGAACTTGTATCTAAAAATTTCTGCAGTTGAGGAGATTGAACCCCAAGCAGAACCTGACCAAGCAAACATAGTATTAGATACTGAGTTCCAATATAGAGCACCAGTTACTAATGCATCGCCATCATTATCTA